GGGGCAAACTTACCTCGAATGTAACGAGGTGCGCCAGCTAATAACTCAACACCAGCTGCATTTCCTAAATTAGGATCGCCACCGCTATAACGAGGTGTGCGGTAAAAAGGATTTTCTGGATAGGCTTCTTGATCAGTTAAAAAACCACGACCAGGATAATATGTCCTGGGAATTTCATCCATGGGAAAAGAATATCCTTGCTGTTGAGCTACTAAATTATTCATCCGACATAAAACTTTTTATTATTCTAACGGCTCATAACCTGACTCACCGTCTAAACGTTGCACTATAATTCCGTCTCCTTTTACATCCCAAGTGAGTAACGTACCTGTTTCCCAGCCCAAAGTCTCAATGACTTCTTCGGGTATGGTAAGGAATAGCTCACCATCTTCGTGTTCTTCTAATTCAATGAAGTAACTCATTTGGCTAGGATCTTTTCCATTAGTTTATCAAGCTTATTATTGATTGAATAAAATTCTTCATTCATCTTTTCCATCTCACGGATGTAGTCTTGCTTAAGCACATACTCTAAAGGCATTCGATCAATACGATCTTCCAGTGCTCGCATCCGCCCGAAAATTTTACTTGTAAACCAACCGGCTCCTGAAATAGCTGCGATACCTAGTGCGATGAGTTGTTCCATTAGTAATCAAGCTGTAGTTTACCTTTACGTGTTAAACCGGTTACAAGCCAAACTAAAGCATCCACACAATCATCGTGACTACTAACGCCAAAATTAGTTAGCTCTTCAAACATTGTCGTAAAGTTCCTGTACCGGTTAAATACTATTTTACGATCCTCAAACATTCCCATGATACCCCTGAATCTTGCTAATTTATCTGCACGAAAGCCCTTAACAGGATGCCAAATTAAATTATATAATCCTTCATTATTTAAACATATTCGTTTAAAGTCAGCTTCCAGGGAAGCCTGGTATTGAACTGCTTCTGACCAAACATCACAAGTTGAATAAGTTGGAAAATAAGTTCCATCTTCTTGACGGCCAATCACCGACCAATCATTGAGTAACTCTTTCAAAGCATCTAATTTTTCTAAATTACCCATAACACGCAACCTTCTGTAATCAATAATATGAATTTTGTCACCAATTCGACCACCAAGAACCATGACGGTGTAGTCATTTTTTTCTTTGGTGCCAGCTGAGAGGTCAACTCCAATTCCTAGAGTGTCAAATTCTGTTGCGATCTCTGCTTTAACTAATAGCTCTGGTGCTAAAGACAGTTCATTTTGTCTAACAATTTGGTTCATGTACTGAAAAGAAAAAGCAATAGGTGCTTGCCTCTTCTTTTCTTTTAGGTACTCTAGAGACCACATCTCAGGCCAATATGATTCTTCTTCGCCGGTCACGTCGTTATTCAAAATTGCAGAAAGAACGAGTTGCATCCAATTATTTTGCGGACAGAACGTGGTCGAATGAATGTCATCATGACGGAAGCGTGTGCCAAGACAAATTGCACGACCTCCCTCAAACATTGTCGGAGCAATCACAGCGTTCCAATTATCCTGCATCATCTTGCGGATGTCTGGGTTGCCAATATCTGAAGCAGATTTTATGGGGTCATCAATTATCACAAGCTGAGAACGCTTGGAAGTAACTGAACCTTTTAGTCCAGCGGCGCATAAAGTGAACTGTTCTTCACCTGTTGTATCAATGCCAGCAAACTTATGGTCGATGGACCAGTATTCATTACTGGTGACATTTTTAAGCAGTTTAACTGTAGGAAAAACTTCTTGATATTTTTTGGATTCGATAATCCTTTTAATTGTTGCTGATTTAGAACGTGCAATATCAACTGTATAACTTAGATAAAGGATCTGTAAGGGTTTCTTTTCTTGTGTATGTATACCGATTGCCCAGGCAGTAAATAAACCTAGCACAGTCGATTTGGCTGATCCCCTGGGACCAAGTAGATCAATATTGGGTCCTGCAATCTTTAAAAGACAAGAACTGTTTTCATTTGTTACCAGCTGTTTATGCCACTCTCTATGATGTGTAGCTGGTGGTTTGTCAGCTACATATTCACAAAAAAATCCAAAGTCATCTCTTGCTTTTTGAAATAACTCTTCTTTGCTGCTTTTGCGAACTTTATGCTTTTTAGCAGCAGCTTGAGCATTACGTCGATAAGCAAGATGACGATGAGCAGGCACTATTTAACCTCTTGTTACTTAAATAGTACCTTACTTCTTATTGGTATCTTTGTCTTCTTTTTTGTCTTTATGTTTTTTGGCTGCCTTAGCTGCTTTCAAGCCCTTTTCAGCAGACTCGTCAGCATCTTTACCTTTCTTCGACTCATTCTTTTTTTTAAAGTGCTCTAAGAGCTGAGGCGGCATTTTATTTTTTTTAGCCATTTTATTTTGAGCGGACGTTTAAAAGTTGTTGAAATTTATCCGAAGGGTTGGGTCCAGGTTCAATTGAATCTGGATTATCAGCGGCAGGAGAAGGTGCTAAATCAGCCTTTGGATTTTGTGGCGGCTGATTAGGCAATGTAGGAACATTATAATTCCTATTCTTATCTAGTTCGGTTAACATTCTGATAACCGACATCCTAGTAAAAGAAGGTTTATTTTGCTCCATACATTTTAATCTTCAAATTGCATTCTAGCCCAAACAGACATAGATGCTTCTTGTAACGGGCCTTCAATAGGATCATCTTTAAAAATAGAAGCAACTTCTCTTAAAGCGCGGTCTGCACCTGCCATTAAAAGACCTTTTCGGTCACGAGAAGAAACAAAAGAGTCAACTTGAGAAATGGTGCCGCGGAGTTCTTTTTCCATGGCAGCAATACGCGCTACTCCAACATCTCGTTTCACTGCATAGTTTTCAATATCCATTCTTAATTTTCTAATATCTTCCTGCATTGATTCAATTTCATCCAACAAAACCTTAAGATGATCTGGTTTTGAATAATTATCTTTTAGCCATAAATCAGTGGCAACAATACTACCGTCATAGCCAAGAAATTTAGCGTATAAATAAACCTGTATAACAGAAAAAGTATCTTCTGCAAAAGAACAAAAAGACTCTTTAGTTGCACTATCTAGATTATCAACCCAATAATTAAAGACCTTTAAGTCAATATCAGAATCGGTATGCTTGTTGGGCCTGGCGGTAATCCCGGTCTTCGTCTTTTTCAGCGAAGCGTTGTTTTTGCTCATTAGTCTTACGTTCTTCTTCTGCAAGATTACTCTGTTTCTTCATTGTAGAACCAACAGAAACATCTTGGAAGATTTTTACAGCCTTGGCCGCTTGACGTGCTTTGTCTTCATCAAAGAAAACATTAGTTACGTCATCAGCGTCCTCATCATACATTGCACTGATTGCATCAGCCATCCTTATTATTGCTCCTAGAGAACATAGAGTCTTCGTCTTTATCTTTCATTGGAAAGTTTTCGGATGAAGACTCGTTTAATGCCTTTTCTTTTGCGTAATCGTAAGCGACTTGTGCTGCTTTTTTGTAAGCATCAAGCTCTCCACCTGTTGTGTAATTTTTATCAGGAGAAGGCTTTTTCACAAGGCGATCAGAAGTTGCTCATCATAGAAGCAAGACCCTGTGAGTAGATGTCACGACGGCCTTCGACAGACTTCTGACGCTGCTGACGCATCTTGGATCCTTCTAACTTACCCAGGAGTTGTTCAAAGTCTTCAATGGGCACTGATGCAGTGCCAAAAGCTTCATTGATCTGAGCCTGAGTGGCGTCTGACTCATTTCCTGTATCAGGATCTGTATAGACGTACTTACTTCCATCCCAAGAAACAGCCATGGTATTTAAAAATTACACTATAGAAATTATAATACAAACTAATCAGGTCAATCAATAATTTTTAAAATCCCATTGCCATCATCATGTTTGCATACATATTTGTTTGTGCGATATCCTTGTTGGCACCAGCACGAATTCGTTCTGCTTCTACGTCATAACGTCCTCTTGTTGCAATACCAGAAACACTGTACATGCCTTGTGTTTCAGCAACTGCAACCAATCCAGAATTAATAATATTTTGAAGATTTAAACCATAGGCAATATCTTTATCTTTGAAATCTCTTAAACGAGTATCTTCTACTTGTGTTGTGTACTGAACTAGGTCACGCTCACGTGCATCGCCTAGCATGGCAATATCGTATTGCGTATCATATCCATATGTTTCAGCCCCTGCCCGAATACCTTCAATGGCTGCGCCACCAGCATTTGCTAGCACTTGAAGATCGTAAGCTGCGGCATTATTTATATTATTTATATGTGTTTCGTGCGTCTGGCGATCTTCACGATCTGCATCCATGAATCCATATAAAATTTCTTCACTTCCTATATATTGATCTGCAAAAGCCTGAGGATCAGAAGAAGGGGCAGCAACTGTTTCTGGTATTGATCCACCAGCAGTTCCAAAATAATCTCCGGGATCTCCAACAGCAGTAGAAAAATAGTCATGCGTTAATGTTCCAGGGAACTTTTC